TCCCAACAAAGATTACATTCTTTGAGCGAATGTGTTGTAGCTGTGTAAGCCACCCCATCATTTCGCGCCCATGCAAACCATAAGCTGCACGAGTATCAAGTTTGCCTGTTCTATCAGACCTTGAATCTGGTTGCTGCGTACACCATTGAAAACACAATCGCCCTGCAACCGTAATTGAATCAATGAACAGAGTTTCATACTTATTGATTGTCTGTTCTGGATCACCAAAATGCTGACACACATACTCATAATGTGCCCCACTATATGGTTGATCGTCTGCTAGGGAAGGGTTTGGCCCTCCTAAATAACAAGCAAAGTCACGACAATCTATCCACGTTTGAGGACGAATAACATCAATCTCATATCCTTCGATTGCTGCATCTCCTGCTTCCAAATCCATAAATAGTGTTGAATGTGGCTCTAATGTTCTAGCCAAAGTTGTTTTGCCTACACCGCTTGCACCGCAGACCACAACCTTGTGACCACGCTTTTCTGCAAGACGTTGTTCAGCAGAAATAATTTGTAAACTCATATTAATTATCCACTTCTACTGTAAATGCACCAACTTCAACGCTACGGCAAGGTTCAAGTAACGATTTGATAGCAGGTGGTGCTGCTGTATAATTACGCTCATCAACTGCAAGCGTAAGCTTCCCATAGTGCCGTGCGTCTTCTGGAGCCATTGCCTCCAACACACGGCCTAATTCATCTTGATCCCACACGACCTTCTTAGTAACCTTAGCTTTAAGCTTCTGATTACCTGCAATCATATGTGTGGTGCCAAAATCTTTACCATCTGCCCGTAACGCATCACGAGCTTGGGTATAAAAAGTGTCTTTGATTTGCTCTTCAAGATCCTTGAGTTCACTCTTAAGCATATTAATATGCTCTTTAAGCTCATCTCTTTCACTGAGCAGTTTTGTACTGTCCATGATAATATTCCTTAAATTCTAGAACCCTAAACTTAGGAATTAAAATAATAGGTGTCAACTATTTTTTTTTGGAAAGGTAAATATCAATATTATGAACAGCTTTCATAAGCTTCTTTTTTAGTTTAAATTCAGGGGTTTCCACACCTTTTGCATCTTCGATAATATGTTCCCAATCACCGTTTGCGTGTTCTTTATCATATTCAAAATCTGCTATGTATGCACAAATCTTTTGTCCGTTTACAGTAATAAGAAACTTGGGTTGCAAATTAAGATTTTTAATCCGCTCCGCTTTTTCTAAAGATTTTAAATAAAGATAACGTTGTGATTCCCACTTAGAATCAAATGTAATGCCATCAACCACAGTCTTCTTGTTTCCGTACTTGGGTCTTGACCTTTTTGTTTTGGGATTATATGTTAACTTTGAGTACATTGTGGGAGTTATACTAATGCCTAAATCACCTAAATACAAGTCTATAGGTGTTAATACAGATACTTATGAAAAGGTTGTGCATATGGCACATGAGGAGCGTCGAAACATTTCAACACAATTGGCGATTCTAGTTGATGAAGCATATGAAAAGAAAAAATTGAAAAAATCAGATAAACCTGATCGCATTAGACGAAAAAATACTACCAACATTGTTGGTGGTTTATCCGCAGTTATGGATACTTAGAGAAGACCTGCGCTACCAAGACCCCCCAAGAGTGTTGATGCTATTGCGGGGTTTTCTTTTGCTCTCTGTCGAATGTTTGCTTTTCTAAAAGCATCTTGTCTTATTTGTTCTATTGGGCTTAGTGGTCTAGTAGGCGCTCTTCTGGTTGGTCCTTGAGGAATGGGAATTGAACTAAAATCAACAGCGGGAGGAGTTACAACTGGAACACTTGTTGGGGTTTGCCTAGACTGTTGGCGAATGGCTCTTGGTGCTGTTTGGACATTAGCACGACCCGCTTGACCTCCAACCGTTAAGGCTCCTTTTACTGCACGACCTGCCCCTTGCCCGACTTTCATGGCATCAACGCCACCTTCTTCAACCATAGCTCTATTTAAAGCGTCAAGCATTGGAACAGACTCTGCTTCTGTTAATTCTCTACCTGCACGTTTAGCAGCTAGTTTTGCTTTCTGTCCTGCTAAATATGCTTTTGCAGTCGTTCGAGAGCTTATTGCTTTAGTCATTGCTCTCATTTGTCCAAGCCTAGTTAAAGTGGCTACAGGATGTTTGAAAAGCTGCGCCCAAATTGAGCCTGCTGCAATGGAACCTTCTTTTGTTGTGTCGCCTAAAAATTTTAATTCTTCAGCCATTTCTCTTAAAGCTTGATATGTGTCTTTTCCCAATACAGTTTTAAGGGTTCCCTGTTTGTATCCATCTAAAACTGTTTCAAGTTGAGATGCGCTTGCTGTACTGTTAAATATTTTTCCATCTACATTGTCTAAAATATCCATGATTACAGCGCCCCTCATGTTTTCTTTTATTTGAGGGTTTTGATCAAAAAACTTTAAAACTCTTTGAGCTTCTGATGGGGTTAAATTTTTGTTTGTTAATAGCTGCACCACATCTTCTTGAGCAACACTTTTACCGTCTTTTATATTTTTTAATACAGATGATTTTAAAAAATCAGATTCTTCTTTTACCAAAGTTAAAACATTACTAAGAGATTCTGTTATATTTGTTGGAGCACCCGCTTCAGTAGCTCTCATTATTTGATCAGCACTTATCTTTCCCTTAACATCTGCCATGCTGATGCCTTCAGCTAAACGTTTAATATCAGTCCATTCAGAGCCAAATAATTTTGAACCCGTAGTGCCAAGGTTCAAAATTCGGTTGCCAAACTTTTTTCCACTAAATGAAGTAGGATCAATTTCGCTATATGCTGCTCTCTCTAACGCATCATCAATATAACTACGAGCTAACATATCTTGAACTTGATTTGGATTATCTACTGCTTTTAAAACAGCATCAAGGCGTTCAGGAGAATTGGCCTGCACGACTTTTTGAAATAACTTATCTGAAGTTGCTCTCGGAAGCTCACCATTTACAGAAACTAAATCTCTTACACTGTTTATAATTGAAAAACTTTTTAATTTTTCAAGCCTTTTCATACCCTGACGATAGTTTTTCATGGCCTTGTTTCTCAAGTCAAATGCGTCACCAAGAAGTTGGCGGTTTATATCGCCTGCTTTTCCTGTTCCAAGTTCAGACACTTTTATGAGAGATCTTCCAGACTCATCTACTAAGTCTTCAAAAAGAGTTTTTGAGTTCATCATTGTATCAATTTGTTTTAAAACATCTTCTAAAACACCAAAAGCTTTTGTAGAAACCTTACCACCAAAGTATAAAGTATCATTTATAGCTTTTCTTAAATTTGCCATATCTTTAAAACTCGCTGCACCTCGCGTAGATTTTATAAAAACATCAGCTTCAATTGCAGCGGGATCAGCTAAATTTCTCATTTCAAGCATGTATTCTCTAAGAGGTTCATTTAAAGATTGTGTATTAAATAATCTTAGATCTCCCCCTGTTCTATTAACTTGTTGACCTGAATAAAAAACTGGAGTGTCAATATTAATATTTTTTAAAATATCATTTACTGCTCCAAAATCTTGTTTAGCCATGCTGTTTACAGATTCTGCTGACCTTGTGATGCCTTTAAGAGTTTCTGTATTTACATCTATATTTTCATCAATAGATCTACTTAAAATGTTTAAACTGTTATCAAATTCTTTTAGAAAAGTTTTATTTGCTTCATCTATACCTTTGGAAAGAGAAGCAAATTTACTAGGTGCATACCATTCTATATCATCTACTAAATTATCTACAGGATTGTCTTTAATTGTAGAAAGTATTTTGTTTTTTTCTGCTAATGCAACATTTGTATTGTTATTAATTCTTTGTGAGCTTTTTGTTGCGTTTTCAAGAAATTTTTCAAAATAACCTAATCGTTTAGCACCCATTGCTTCTAAACTTGGGATAGAACCTTTATTCATTGCTCTTTCTGCTATGTTTATATTTTGTTGTACAAGCTCTTCTCCCGCTTCTGTTGCACCTACCGCACGACCTGCAAGCGCCTTGCCTGCACCTATTGTACCTCTACCTGCCATAACCACAGCAGCACCTAATACTTCACCACCTGCACCTATAGCACCTTCAATTAAAACGTCTTTAGCTACATCTCCTAAATTTTGTGTCTGCACACCTAGTATGCTTTCAATAGTTTCTTCCAATGCCTGGCCTGCCATAGCTCCACCACCTGCACCCGCTATTGAGCCTAAACCAAAAGTAAGACCACCGCCTAATATCGCTCCACCGATTGACCCTACGGTTTCTGGTAAAATTCCTGCAAAATCAGAAAAATCTCTAAAACTAAAACCTTGATCTTCAATAACAATGTTCTTATCGTTAGTATCCATACCTCTTATTTTTTGGCCTGCTGGAGTTAAAGCAAGTTGCCCACTCTTATCTCGAACATATCCATCTTCACCAACAAGACTTTTTAATATTGCTTCACGATCTCCCTCAGTTTCTCCAAAAGACATGAGAGCGCGAAGTCTACCATCTCCGCCAGTGGTATAATCAAAATTTTCTTTGTCACGACCAGAACGATCATCAACTAAAGTTTTTAAATCTTTACCTGTTTGAATATTTGTAAAAGCAAGTGAGCTTAATAAATTTGATACTTCTTCATTTGAAGCGTCAGATTTTATTGCGCGATAAGCATCAAGTTTTTGACGATCATTAAAAGCGTTAGATTTTATACCCCGATAAAGATTTAATTTTGTCCTATCGTCCATATTTTAACTGCCTTCATATCCTGAAAGTTCTTTTGCCTCTTCTTCATTTAAATTTTGACTCCCACCAAGACCATAATCTTTTTTAGTATATCTACTTAAATTTGTTAAACCTTGTATGATATCGTTTTCAGCCCCGATAATTATATCATTAAACAACTCTTCTATTCTTGCCCTCACAGTTCTAATATCTCCAGTTGCTTTAAGTTGACCAACAATTCTTTCAACTCTCTCCCTATCTCCGTCAGAGATAGTTTTACCTGATTCACCAAGTATTTCTGGCGCTCTTTTCATGGCAATGTTTTCTAATACTCTGATAATTGTATCTGTTTCTGTTTCATCTTCGCCAATTGTTACACCAAAGGCAGAAGCAAGAGAGTTAAGCTTATCAACTCCATAAGTAAAAACATTCCTATTTTCAGAAGTTAATAGACCAAGTTCAATAAATTGTTCTCTTGCTTTGTTATTATCTCTCATCATTCTCTTAAAAGCATCTTCAGCAACTGCAAGTTGTTCTGCATCCCTTATAACATATTGACCTTCTTGTTTGGTTCCAGGCTTACCGTATGATAAGTCTATAGAGAAAAGAGGATCATCTATTTCTGGCAATAAACTTCTTGTGACAACTTTATCATCCCAATTTTCTGCTGCATCTGGGCTTTTTAATGCTTCTTCAACAACAGTTGCGTAAGTAGCCCCAGGCAAGATAGTGAATTTATTAGAAAACTCTTTATCATTCATTAATCTGTTTAATTCATATTTACTTAACTTTTCTAAACGACCTTCATTTGACAAAATACCTGCTATGTCACCAGATAAACCACCGCCTTGATTAGGAACAATAAAATAATCATCACGTTGCATAGCTTTTTCTTCTGCCGCAGTCGCTCTAGCTTGATCTGAAGATCTCATCTCTAACGCAAATTTACCCGCAGCGGCAGCACTAGCTTTAGCTTCTTTCTTAGCTGCTTCAAGTTTAGGAAGAGCAACTTCACCCGCCTGACCAACTGCTCTTAATATATTTCCTACGTTGAAACCACTTCCCGCTCGATTTTGCATAAGCGCAAGACCAAGAGACATCAAAGCCGAACTTTTGTCTGGTTTACCGCTAATATCTAAACCTGTAGCTTCTGCAAAAACCTTTTTATAATCTTCTATGTCTTGTACAGGTGGGGCATTTGGAGCGGCACCCCTAGCAGAATTTATAAACTCATCCATTCCTGCCATAAATGCACGAACAGTAGGATCTTTTTCTTCTACACCCGCTGCATTAGGATTATTATCTTGTCCTTGACCTACAACTGGCTGTGACTTTAATCCACCCTGCATTTCTACGAGAGCAGCTTCTGTTTTTCTAAAGTCTTCTTGATTTTGTTTTTTTTCTTCTACTGCTGCTTTGGCAATTTCATCAAAGTTTACTCTAGGCTGTATAGCTATCTCTGGGCTTGGTTTAAAAATATCTTCTTGTTCTTCTACAACAGATGATTTTTTAGATAATGGGGATTCACCTACTTTATACGGTTGATTTTGTTGACTTAGGCCACCTGCCTGTATGGTTTGATAAAAACTATTTAAACCCCTTTGTAGATTATCAATTAGAGTAGCAGGGTTATCTTTTTTAACAAATCCACTTTTAGCAATTTCTGCTTCCTTCCTAGTCATAGGAACACCACCCACACCACGCTTCATTAATTCTGTGTTAAAAGGATCGAGTGAAAATGTAGGTTTAGCC